TTCAGTTCGGCATGCGGCTGGGCAAGCACCCGCGCCTGATGTGCACCACGACGCCCCGGCCCAAGCCGCTGATCTTCGACCTCGTCGAGCGCGACGGCCACGACGTCTGCTACGTCAGCGCCACGACCTACGACAACCTCGACAACCTCGCGCCCACCTTCCGGGCTCAGATTCTCCAGTACGAGAACACCGCGCTGGGTGAGCAGGAGATCAACGCGGTGCTGCTGGACCCGAGCGACCACGGCATCATCAAGCAGTCGTGGTTCAGGCTGTGGGACGCGGACCGGCCACTGCCCATGTTCACCATGGTGATCCAGTCGTACGACTGCGCCACCAGCGAGAAGACCCAGAACGACAGCACGGCCTGCGTCGTGCTTGGCGTGTTCAAGCCCGAGGACCGGCCCACCAGCGTGATGGTGATCGACGCGTGGTCTGAGCGCATCCAGTACCCTGACCTGCGGGCCAAGGTGATCGAGCACTACGGCGAGGTGTACGGCGACCCGGACGAGTTCGGCTCGGGCAAGAAGACCGACATCATGCTGATCGAGGACAAGAGCGCGGGCATCAGCCTGATCCAAGACCTCCAGCGTGCCGGCATGCCGGTGCGGGCCTACAACCCCGGCAGGGCCGACAAGGTGCTCAGGGCCAACCTCGTGGCGCCGATCATCGAGCGCGGCCTGCTGTACCTGCCCGAGAGCGACCGCACGCCGGGCACGGCACGGTCTTGGCTCAAGGACGCCATCAACCAGTGGTGCGCCTTCCCCGAGGTCCGGCACGACGACTACGTCGACGCCCTGACCCAAGCGTTGCGCTACCTCAAGGATGCGGGGATAATCCGCATCGACCCAGCGGACATCCCCGACGAGTACGCGGACGAGACGCGTACCCGCTTCAACCCATACGCCCAATAGGAGCCACGGCCATGGCAAGCATCGAAGACATGATCAAGGAAGCCCAAGGGCCGGTGCCTCGCCGTCGCCAAGACTCGATGCGTGCCACGCCGCGCAACGCCGCGCTGGGCTCCGTGGCCGACCTGCTGGCGGCGGCATCCAGCCCCGAGCGGACCCAGCATATGCAGATGATGGCCGACACGTTCCAGTTGCCGTCCATGGCAAAGACCTTGGACCTGCTGTCCTACGGTGAGCCGCTGACCACCGGGGCTGGCGGCCTTGGCGGCACAACCCGGGTCAAGCCCGAGGTGATGGATACGGCCATGAACTTGGCCCCATTCGCTGGTGACGTGGCTATGGCTACCAAGGGCCTGCCGGTTGGCATGGGCACCAAGATGGTATCTAGCAAGGCGGCCAAGGCGGTAGCCGCTGCCGAGCCCAAGATGTCAGAGGCGCAGAAGGCTGTGATGTCAAACTGGGGTAGCAGCCAGCCAAGCGGCCCATCATCGGCCTTATCCGGGGCATTGGCGCCATCTAAGCAGCCGGTCAGGGGTAACACCAGTGCCGAGCTTCAACGCATGCAGAGGGGCGCTTTAAACGACGAGCAGAAGGAACTGCTCGAGACCTACTCGCAGAAGCACCCCGGCTTTGGCGAGGCGGCCAAGTTCATGACGCCTCAGGAACTGACCAAGATTCTGGGCAATCCCAATGGCATCCGCGAGATGACCCGTCTGCTTGAGGTGCTGCCTCAGGCCAAGGAGTTGGCCTCGGTCACCAAGGCTGGCGCCGAGAAGCAGGGCTGGTATCGCGCCTCTACGCAGGCCCTGATTGACGTGTTCGGCGTCGATGACGCGCCACGGTTTGCCGCGCTGCTGGCCGCCCAGTCTCCACAGACCTCTGTGGAAATGAACCTGACCAACTCGCTGAACACTTGGAAGAACTGGACGGCAGCCGGGCGCCCGACCGATGCCAAGTCGATCAAGGCCATCATGGGCCAGAGTGTCGCCGGCACAAAGGGCGAGGAGTCCGTGCTCGAAGCATGGGTCAACAACAGCGTTCGTGCCCTGTCCAACCCCGACCCGACCAAGGTCGTGCTGTCCGGCCCCAAGGTTGACTCGTTCTTCCACAACTTGGCCGATGACGTCTACCGCGTGACCAATGACGCGTGGATGTCCAATGGCCTGAAGGTGAGTCAGCAGGCCTTTAGCGGGTCACCCACGGCCCTGCAACTGGCCGCTGGCGACCCGGGCCTGTCCCCCGGCTATATCGGCACCAACGTGCGCATGCGCCAAGCGGCTCAGAAGGCTGGCATGTACCCATCGGAGGCGCAAGAGACGGCATGGTCGTGGTTCATGCCCCTGATGGAAATGCAAACCAGCACCGGCATGCCCGCCCGCGAGATATTGCAAAAGGGCCTGCTGACGCCTGAAATGATTCGCGGCACGCCCGACTTCTCCAGCTTGTTGCGTCAGGGCAACTATGGAAAAATTCTTGAAGAGGCTGGATACGGGGACCAATTGGCTGCATTGAAGCCGCACGATTGGCAGCGTCCAAAGTACGACATGTCCATGTCGGACCAAAGAAACTTGGAAGATATTGCCGGTAACCTTGAGAACTTGGGCCGGATGCGCCAAAGCTCTAGGCGTTTCACAAGCTTGGGCATGCCTGCCGAGGAGGCCGCGTTACCTGAAACAGGCTTCTTCACCAAGAACCAAGAGTACATCCCGGGGCAGGGCACAGGGCACTTGGAGTACCTGATCAATGCGCCTGAGTCGGTCCGCAAGAATGTGTCGTCAAAGCTTTCCAATGCCTTCAACGACCAACAGAACCGCAATGTGCTGATGGGCGCCGCTGGCTACGAGCCGCTGCCCACCACGCCGTTTACCGGGTCCTTCCGTCCACCGGGCGGCATTGGTAATGTTGGCCCAAGGGCTGAGCCACCGTTTATCTCTGAAAAGGCATTCAACCAACCCGGCATGGGTTTGCGCCCAGCATTGCCCGGAAGGCATGCAATGGAAACCCAGCCCGGCTACGGCTCAACGGTTGAGCTACCCATAAGATTCAAAGGCGAAGAGCCTTCATTGAACCCAAAAGATCAATCAATAATGGATGCCATCTCCGCGATTGAGGGTGGCATGACGGCCCAACTGGGCACGCCATACAGCGGCGCCATACCGCACAAAACTGGCCCCGGCCTGTTTGTCAAGTCGGAAAAGAAGGTTCCCGCTGAGAACATGTCGTATGCCGGGTCAATACTTGATCCGGGCACCGAAGCCGTTGCCGACACTGGCCGTGGCGCCACTGTGTTAAATTGGGGCGATTCATTTAACAAGTCTCAGGCAGAGAAAATCAAGGAAATGCTTGGCGGAAGTGATGTACTCAGAGTACATACTCCGGGCAATTACATAGACTACTCGGGTGAATTTGCTGCACCCCAAGGCTCTGGAGCGGTTACCCAGAAGATGCTTGACTACTTCTCCAAGATGCCGAAGTCCAAACAGAATGCTGTCAGTGAAGCTGCCAAGCGTCCTGCTGAAGATGTGTACGACATTTACCGGAAACTGCAAGAGAAAACAAATGAGCCGACCAGAGAAGATTTAATGAACATGCTTGAGATCATTAAAAAATATGGCATTGCCGGTTTGCCAGCCGCGTTGGCGTCTGGCGTTTCCTTGGCCGGTCAAGAATCTAGCGCAATCCCGCCGTCTGTATCGGACCTTGCCGAAGAGCCAAATTGACTTCAGCTATGACTTCCCTCGGAGCCTCATCCCACCCAAAGCGTTTGAACATGCCAATGACACGCTGCCCATCCTCTCTGATGTACTCGACGGATAAGAATTCTCCATTATTTTCTACGTCTATGACCTTTGCTTTGCGTTCTTCCAGTTCCATGGTTTCTCCTTTAAGCGGTTAAGTTGGAACTAAATAGTAACATACTTTTTGTTAATTTAAAAAAATCTTTGTGAGAAAAACCATGGCAATTGAATTCCCTCAACCGCAAGAAGACATCACCAGCAGTCCCGAGGACGACGAGGGCATGTCCTTCGACTTGGGCGCCGAGGAGATGTCAGACGTTGAAGAGCAGCCCGACGGCTCGGCCATCGTCCGCATGGAAGAGAAGATCGGCCCTGTTGAGGACCAAGACTTCTACGGCGACATGACCGGCAGCCTGAAGTCATGGGACCTCAGTTCCATCGGCATGAAGTACTTGGACCTGATCGACAAGGACAAGCAGGCCCGCGAGGACCGCGACAAGCAGTACGAAGAGGGATTAAAGCGCACCGGCCTAGGACACGACGCTCCGGGCGGGGCGATGTTTCAGGGGGCCAGCAAGGTTGTGCACCCGATCATGGCCGAGGCCTGCATCGACTTCGAGTCCCGCGCCATCAAGGAGATGTTCCCGCCGGACGGCCCGGTGCGCACCAACATCAAGGGCGAGGCCGACCAAGAGGCCGTCGCCCGCGCTGACCGCAAGCGCGACTGGATGAACTGGCAGTTGACTGAGCAGATCGTCGAGTTCCGCGACGAGGAAGAGCAGATGCTGACCCAGTTGCCTTTGGGCGGGTCGCAGTACCTCAAGATGTGGTACGACGAGCGCAAGCGCCGTCCCTGCGCCGAGTTTGTGCCGATCGACAACGTGATCATCCCATTTGCCGCCGGCAACTTCTACACAGCTCAGCGCGTCACCGAGGTGCACTACATCACCCAGCAGGAGTTTGACAGCCGGGTCAAGTCCGGCCTGTACCGCGACGTGGACGTGGGCTTTGCCAGCATGGAGCCCGAGACGACCGGGCCGGGCAAGGCCAACAACAAGATCGAGGGCCGCAAGTGGCAGGACAACGAGGACGGCCTGCGCCGCGTGTACCACATATACGCGTACATGGACATCGAAGAGGACAACGAAACTGACGGTGATACCGCTCCGTACATCCTGATGGTGGACGAGAACTCGACCGAGGTGCTGGGTCTGTACCGCAACTGGGAAGAGGGCGACGAGACCATGACCAAGCTGGACTGGCTCATCGAATTTAAATTCATCCCATGGCGAGGCGCCTATGCAATTGGTTTTCCTCACCTCATTGGTGGTCTATCTGCTGCTCTTACTGGGGCTTTGCGTGCTCTGCTGGACACTGCTCACATAAACAACAGCGCGACCATGCTGAAGTTGAAGGGCGCCAAGATGTCCGGCCAGAGCCAGAGCATCGAAGTGACCCAAGTGACCGAGGTGGAGGCCGCGCCGGGCGTGGACGACATCCGCAAGATCGCTATGCCGATGCCGTTCAACCCGCCAAACCCGGTCCTGTTCCAGCTTTTGGGCTGGCTGACCGACGCGGCCAAGGGTGTTGTGACCACGTCCGAGGAAAAAATCGCCGACGTTAACTCCAACGCGCCGGTTGGAACCACGCAGGCATTGATCGAGCAGGGCGCCGCCGTGTTCTCGGCCATCCATGCCCGCCTGCATGACTCGCAAAAGCGCGTTTTGAAGGTCCTGAGCCGCATCAACCGATGGTATTTGGACGAGATGCACCGTGGAGAGTCGATTTCTGACTTGGAAATCAGTCGCGATGACTTCAAACGCAATGACGATGTCATTCCTGTCAGCGATCCGCACATTTTCTCCGAGACTCAGCGCATGGCCCAGACCCAAGCGGTCTTGGCGATGATGGACAAGTACCCCCAGCACTTCGACCAGCGGGCGGTTCTTGAGCGTGCGATGCGCCAAATGAAGATTCCCAACCTGAACGAACTGATGCCCAACTCCACGGACCCCGAGGAGTTGAACGCGGCAGAGGAAAACGCGGCCATGGCTATTGGCCGGGCGGCGTTTGCCTACGCTAATCAGGACCAACTGGCGCACTTGCAGTCGCACTTGGACTTCTGTCTCAATCCGATCCTTGGCGCCAACCCAATCATTGCGCCGCAGTGCATCCCGCAGCAGCTTGAGCACATTAAGCAGCACATAACCCTGTGGTATTTGCAACGAATGAACGGTTATGTGACCAAATCCATGAAGGGGCCTGTCAAAGATTACGGACAGTCCGCGTTGACCGGCCAGATTGACAAGCTGTACGCCTTGGCGTCGCAGCACACCAACTTGGACGCGCAAAAGGCGTTTGAGAAGATGCTGCCGGCCATCCAAAAGATCACCGAGATGGCGAAACAGTTCGCTCCCAAGCCGCCAATGAACAGCACCGACATGGTTTACATGCAGACCAGCATGGCCGAGACGCAGCGTCGTGCGGCCAAGGACCAAGCCGACAACGTCTTGGCCCACGAGAAGATGCAGTCGGAGTCTTTGCAAAAAAATCGCGCTCAGCAGATTGAAATTGCGTTGAATGCCAACGACAACTTGACCGACGAGCGCATCAAAACTGCCGAAATCTCGCACGACGCGCAGATTTTGCAGAGTGAGCAGCAAAAAACTGCTATTTCCGCGCTGCAAGGCGCACAGCAAACCCTAGGAGGCCAATATGGCGGAACGTGAAGTAAATCAATCGGGCTCTGACGTGCCCATGCACAAGCGAATTGCCATGGGCCAAAGCCTAGATGGCACGAAGTTGGAGAGCGGCGGTAAATCTCAGCCCAAATCCAGCGGTTCTCAGAAGAAACAAAGCGGTCTGGCCGCTCTGAGGAAAAAATAATGCGGTATGTCAGCGACTTTATCGGTGCTATAGAAGCTGAACAAGGACGTATCGCAGGATCGTTGGCTGTTGGCAATGCCAACAGCTACGAAGCCTACCAATATCTGGTAGGAGAGCACCAAGGGCTTGCAAAAGCTCTGGAAATTTTAAACAACCTTTTAAAGGAAGAAGACGTAGATGAGCGATGAACAACCGGTAGCTTCGAACGAAGCAGCGTTGCAGGAAGCATTTCCAGCAGTTGATCCCGGTGCAATCCCAGCAGGTGGTCGAGTTCTTGTGCAGTGGCGTGCCACGGCAGAAAAGACGACCGCTTCTGGAATCGTACTTGTTGAAGAGACCAAGGAAACCGAAAAGTGGAATAACCAAGTGGCGAAAGTCATTTCGATGGGTCCACTAGCTTTCAAAAAACGCGACAGTCTTGAACCGTGGCCCGAGGGCAACTGGATTGAGATTGGTGACTACGTCCGCATGCCCAAATGGGGCGGGGACCGTTGGGAAGTGCCTTACGGCGACCCAAAAGAGGGCAAAACAGCCCTTTTCAGCGTGTTTAACGACCATGAGGTGATCGCCAAGGTCACCACAGACCCATTGAAAGTGAAGGCATTCCTATGAACTCAACAGAAAAGCTTGAAATGCAGGTGGACGAGGAGAGCGACGGCTCCGCGACCGTATCCCTGCCCGAACACATGGAGTCTCCCGACGACATGGAAGACAACCGTGGCTCAAACGATGCAGCAGGGTCCGATCCGGACCGTGAGGCTATCCGAGCAGCCCGCCGGGAGGAAAGAACTCTCAAAAAACGGTTCCACAAGGCCAAAATCAATGAATCCAGCCACCTGATCAACTCGCTCAAGCGCCAGAATGAGCAGATGGCGGAGCGGCTGGTCGCACTTGAGAAGCGATCGGCAGGCGCCGACGTTGCCCGGGTGGACAAGGCCATTGAGGACGCCCAAATGCGCCTTCAGTACGCCAAAGAGCAGATCAAACAGGCCACCGAGGTGGCTGACGGGACTGCCTTGGCTAACGCTCAGGAGATTTGGTACGAGGCCCGGAACCAAGTTGAGGCCCTCAATAACCTGAAGAAAAAGGTTGTTTCCACCCCTGATCCCTCTAGTATTCCCAAGGCGGCTGACCCCCGGCTGAAGAAAAACGCCGAGGATTGGATGTCCCGAAACAACTGGTATGACCCCAACGGGGGGGATACCGACTCCCAAATCGCCATTAAGGTCGACGAGTCGATGCTTAAAGACGGCTGGGACCCGACCGATCCCGACTATTGGGAAGAGTTGGATAATCGATTGACGAAGTATTTGCCGCACCATTACAATGGGGGCGACGGTCGTTCGTCAAATAGGAGACCCCGTTCCGTGGTTACAAGTTCTGGTCGCGAATCCTCAAGGATGGCTGGTGGCAACGAATTTCGTTTGTCGCCAGAGCGAGTGCGGGCCATCAAAGAAGCAGGACGTTGGGACAACCCAACAGAGCGTGAAAAGATGATCCGCAAGTATGCAGAATATGACCGCATGAATAGGAGTTAATTATGTCAGATGAACGATTGAAAAAAGACCTCTCACTTGGTGGACGCGAGTCTCGCGCAAAGCAAGATAGTCAACGCGGTTCCGCTTCAAATGAGTTGGCAAGTCAACAGGAGCGTCGTAAGATGTTCCGCAACGAGTGGGTTCAAGAATCCCTACCGACCCCCCCTGATATTCCGGGGTTTCACTGTATTTGGCTTTCTTCCACAAACGGGTATGACCCAATCCATAAGCGTCAGCGGATGGGGTACACGCCAGTCACCATCGACGAGGTTCCGGGCTTTGAAAACTTTAAAGTTAAAGCAGGTGAACACTCAGGACTTGTTGCTTGCAACGAGATGATTCTCCACAAGATTCCCCTAGACATCTTTCAACAGATTATGGAGGAACTTCACCACTTTGCACCTCAGGACGAGGCGGACAAAATCCGTGTTCAAGCTGAGCAGCAAATTGGACGAGATAGTAATGGTCGACGTTTAGGTATGGTCGAAGGCGAAGGTATCAGTGAGCTTGATAAACCTATGCCCGTTCCGGTATTTTCCTGACGGACTTGTTAACTAACTTGGAGTAAGAACTTATGAGTACAACCTCTGCTCCGTTCGGCTTACGCCCTGCATACCATCCTAGCGGATTGGATCGTGCACAGGCTCTGGCTGGCGGTATCGTCTCTGGATATTCCACAGACATTTTGAAAGGCGCACCAATTCGCTACAACAGTACTGCCGGTACTTCTGTCGCGGCAGGTACGATCACCAACGCTGCTGCGACTGGTGTTTGGACTGGTGCTTTTGCTGGCGTCGAGTGGACTGATACCACTGGTCGTCGTCGTGTTAGCAACTACTGGCCCGCAAGCACAGCATATGTGACCGGATCGTGTGTTGCGTATTTCTACAACGATCAAAACATCGTTTACGAAATCCAAACCGACGCAACCATTGCTCAGACCTCTCTTGGCGGCGAATACAACTTCTCCGCTGGTACTGGCTTTACCGTTACATCTGGTTCTAGCACTACTGGCCTGTCTTCGACGGCTCTTGGTGTTTCTACCGCTGTGGCCAACGGCTCACAAGGTCAGATGCGTGTCGTTGACATCGCCCCGTATGCCGATAACGCTTGGGGTGACGCCTACGTTATTGTTCGTGTTGTCAACGCTTCGTCTCAGTACTTCGGTTCTGTGACAGCTATTGTCTAAGGAGTAGTTAAATGGCTGCACCAATGAGAAGTACGGACTTCCGTAGTATTGTTGAACCTATCCTCAACGAATGCTTCGATGGAGTCTATGACCAACGTAAAGACGAGTGGTCGCGCGTTTTCCGCGAGGAAAATGGTATCCCCCGTAACTACCACGAAGAGCCGGTTCTGTACGGTTTTGGCGCGGCTCCGCAGTTGCCTGACGGCACTCCGGTTTCGTACCAACAAGGTGGTGTTCTGTTCCTCCAGCGCTATGTCTACCAAGTCTATGGTTTGGCATTCGCTCTGACCAAAGTTTTGGTTGAGGACGGTGACCACATCCGTATCGGTCAGGTCTACGCTAAGCACTTGGCTCAATCTCTGATTGAAACCAAGGAAACCCTGTCTGCGAACGTTTTGAACCGTGCGTTCAACTCGTCGTATGTCGGCGGCGACGGCGTATCCCTGATCAGCACTGCTCACCCCATCGTGAACGGTACTTTCAGCAACCAACTGTCCACTTCGGCAAACCTGTCGCAGACATCTCTCGAGCAGATGCTGATTCAGATTCGCCAAGCTGTGGACAACAACGGCAAGAAGATTCGTCTGGTGCCCCGCCAACTGGTGGTCGCCCCCGGCAATATTTTCCAAGCCGAGGTTCTGCTGAAGTCTGTTCTGCGTGCAGGCACTGCAAACAACGACATCAACCCCGTCAAGTCTATCGGCTTGCTGGACGAAGGTGCCGCTGTTATCAGCCGTCTGACCAGCGCTAACGCATGGTGGGTCCAGACCGACGCTCCCGAGGGCATGAAGCTCTTGATGCGCCGTGAACTGGAGAAGACCATGGAAGGCGACTTTGAGACCGATTCGATGCGCTACAAGGCCACCGAGCGTTATCAAGTGGGCTGGACTGATCCCCGTGCTATGTACGGTACAGCAGGCGTTTAATCGCTAATCGGCCTTGGGGAGAGAGCCGCTAATCTCTCCCCGCCATTATCAACATCGGTCAAACTTTTCAAGGAGCAGACCATGCCTCAATTTTCAGACGACCTATTCTTAGGTACGGCGCCCACCGCTATGGGCACGGCAACTTACCCAACATCCGGTACTTACACAGGATCGATTGGAACCACCACTCTTACCATCACTGCTGTTTTGCAGGGTGACCCGATTTCCATCGGTCAATGGGTAAACGGCACTGGCGTCACCGCCGGCACCTACATTACGGGGTACGGCACTGGCACTGGCGGCGTAGGAACCTACACCGTTAACGTGTCTCAGACTGCATCTAGCACAACCATCTACACGCAAGGCCAAAATTACTTGGCTGACCCGTCGCAGATGGACACAGGCGTCGGCCCACTGGGTCGTATTTATGTGTTTGACGTTGTCCCCTTGACTGCAAATGCTGCAAATATTTGCGCTTCGCAAACTCCTACTGGCGCAGGCGCCCTGACGTTGCTGACGACCAGCACATTGGGTGGTAAGCGCGTTGTTCGTCCTGATGGACAGACAGTGACCCAACTGGATTGCCCACGCGCCCTGAGCGTGACAACTGGTACTGGTACAACTGTTAGCTCCAACATCACGATCACAGGCTGGGATCAGTACGGCCAGCCCATGAGCGAAGTCATTGCCTCAGGTGCTGTAGCGTCTACCACTACCAACGGCAAGAAAGCCTTTTATCAAATCTTGAGCGTTGTAGGCACAGGCGGCACTACATCGACCATTACGGTTGGTACGACTCAGTTGCTTGGTATTCCTGTTCGTGTTACGAGCGGCGTGTACATATGCCACGTCGGCTGGAGTTCCGGCTTCACCCTCGACACTGGTACTTTGGCTGCTGCTGATACTGGTACTACAAGCACCACCAGTGGTGATGTGCGCGGTACATTCAGCCCATCCACCGCACCAGACGGTATCAAGCGCTTGGTACTTGGCATCATGCTTCCTGCCATCTCCGTCGGCCCCAATGCAACCCGTATCGGTGCTTTTGGTGTCAATCAAAACCTCGTTTCCTAATAGGAGGCCATCATGGGTCAATTTAAACCAATGGTTAAGATGGAAACCACGGAGCCTTCAGTTATTCTGAGGCTCAAAAAGGGCGGCCATGTGAACATGAAGAACTCCAAGGGCGAGCATGATCACAAGCCCATGAACCGCATGGCTATGGGCGGAATGATGCCTGACGCAGCAATCCCTGTCTTGGGTCCTATTGCACGCGCCATGGCCGCTAAACGCCGTCCTATGCCCCGCACCGTGGCTGCTCCACCTCCTATGCCTGCGCCGTCAACCGGCGGAATGATGCGCCCCATGAAAAAGGGCGGAAAGTTCGAGGGCTCGGCCAAGGACGAGGCTCAAGACGCAAAGCTTGCCAAGAAACATGGCATGTCCAAGAAGTCTTGGGAAAGCTCCAAGATGGACGACAAGCATGACCGCCAAGAGTCCATGAAGGGCTTGAAAAAGGGCGGCTCAACTGGCGTCAAGCTGGCTCGTCCGGCTGGCTATGCAACTGGCGGAACTGTCTCTGACAGCGTTGCCAAGCAGTTCAAGAACACCAAGGTTGTTGACGGCGACAAGCTGGATACGACTTCAGGTAAAACTGGTGGCGTGCGCATGTCTAATGCTGGCGGATTCAAGCATGGCGGGAAAGCCATGATGAAGTATGCTGATGGCGGCACCGTAAACTGGGAAAACCGTCCAGCCAATGGAACCCCTCCCGGCAAGACCAACACCACCACTGGTGAAGTCAAGGAAGCTAATGCTGGCGGCTACAAAAAAGGCGGTGCTGTAAAAAAGCACTTCGCTACGGGGGGCAGTGTTAACACTGGCCGCGCCGTAGCAATGCCTGAAGGTCGCAAAGCTCCTTCTGCGCCGGTCTCCATTGACCGGCTATCTGGCACCTTCAAGAAGGGCGGAAGAGTGATGCACAAGTCCACTGGCGGCGATATACAGGACCTTAGCAAAGGTGCTTATAACGCAACTTTGGAGGAGCCTCCAATGGGTATGGGCTTTGCAAAAAAGGCCCAAGGCATGATTGATAGCCTGTTCTCTTCCAAGAAGGAAGCAGGCGCCGGTCGCGGGTTTGTGAATCCGAAAAGCGTGACCAAGTCGAAAGAGTCGGTCACGGTAACGCCACTGAAAAAAGGCGGCAGCGCTAAGTGCTAGTAAAGTGGGGGCTTCGGCCCCCGCTTCTAATTGGAGATTAAATAATGGGAACTTACTCTTCCGCAACGCGCCAAGGCGCATATGAGCCGTTTGAATTGCAAGTTGCCCGTGGGCAAGTTGATGGTCACAAAACCTTATTTAAATTTGGTATCAACGGCGATGTTGGTACATCTGTTGAAACAGTTTGGGCGCAAGGCGGTACATATGTGTACCCCGCTTCTGCCACTGTAATGAAAATTTCTAGTTCAAGCGCAGACGATGCTTCTGGCGGAACTGGCGCAAGAACAATTGCTATTTTTGGTCTTGATGCAAATTACAACGAAATTAGCGAGTCTGTCCTTTTAGATGGGCAAACAGCAGTCAACACTGGCAACAGTTACTTGCGTATTTCTCGTATGTATGTGACCACCGCTGGTTCTGGAGCAACTGCCGCAGGCACTATCTATGCTGGTACAGGCACTGTTACTTCTGGTGTACCTGCAACCGTTTACGGCATGATTACCCTTACCGCAAACCAAACACAAATGGCGTTTTGGACAGTGCCAGCAGGGTACACCTTGTATTTGATGGGAGTTTACTTCACATCCGCAAACTCAACCGCAAACGCATCGACCAACTTTCAGTTGATTCAGCGCCCATTGGGTGGCGTGTTTAGAATTCAAAGTTCAGCGCGTACCCCCGGCAACGGTGACTTCATACTTGACCTACACACCCCCCTTGCTTTTACTGAAAAGACAGACATCGAGATTAGGGCGATTGCTTCAGCGGGGGCTTCAAATGTTTCTGCTGAGTTTGAAGGCATCTACATTAAAAACCCAGACTAATCATGCCAAGCAAATCATCTTCCCAGCACAATTTGATGGCGGCGGTCGCACATAACCCTGCGTTCGCCAAGAAGGTGGGCATCCCTCAAAAAGTCGGAAAAGAATTTGACAAGGCTGATGAGGGCAAAAAATTTAAAGGAGGCGGTTTGTATGAAAACATTCATAAAAAACGCGAAAGAATCGCTGAAGGCTCTGGCGAAAAGATGCGCCGAGTGGGTAGCGAAGGTGCGCCAACGGCTGACGCCTTCCGAGAGTCCGCTAAAACGGTTCAAGGAAAAGCTGATGGCGGTCCAAGCTTGGCTGTCGGACGGGGTGAAAAACTATCAACAAAGGCAGGGGCGGGGCTGACAGCCAAGGGCCGTGCCAAGTACAATCGGGAAACTGGATCGCACCTGAAGGCACCCCAGCCGCAAGGCGGGGCACGCAAGGATTCGTTCTGCGCCCGCATGAGTGGGGTAGTGGAGCATTCCAAGGGCGATGCACCTCGTGCGAAGGCGTCGTTAAAGCGCTGGGATTGCCCCGGCTGGTAAAGGAACTCCAATGGCTTACTCTGGGACCGTCGGTCAGACAGTTATCACGGTACAGCAGCTTATCGACCACGGCGCTCGTCGCTGTGGCAAGCTGGCCGAGGAGTTGACGTCTGAGCAGGTTGCCTCATCCAAAGAGTCGCTGTTCATCCTGCTGTCCAACCTTGCCAACCTCGGCATCAACTACTGGGCCATCAACAAGACGGTTATTGGCCTGAACGCCAACGAGTACATCTATTCCCTGCCTGAGGGCGCCGTAGACGCCTTAAATGTGCTCTACAGGACGCTAAACCAGCCCACCGGCACCTACACCTCGTCGGCAGGCGGAGTGACCGCAAACGTGGCCGATGACGACATCACGACCTACTGCCAGCAGTCAACCTCCAATGGCAACATTGTGGTTGATTACGGCGGCTCAAATCCCCAGTACATTGGCTCAATCGGCCTGATGCCATACGTCTCAGGCGGCGGCACGGCCACATGGAGCTACTACTACCAGTCGTCCAACGACAACATCAACTGGACGACTCTGTACACCGCCACAGCCGTTACGGTGACCGACAAGCAGTGGATATGGCAAGACATTGACCCGGGCGCCAATGTCCAGTATTACCGCATTCAGGCCTTTGGGAACACCACTTTGGCGATCCGCGAGTGGTACTTGGGTAACAACAGCCGCGAAATTGAGATGTCGCGCCTGAACCGTGACGACTACACCAACCTGCCAAACAAGAATTTCACGGCCAACCAGCCGTTTCAGTTCTGGTTCAACCGGACCATCCCGCAGCCGACCATGTACCTCTGGCCGGTGCCTTCTGACACGTTTGTGCAGATGACGGTATGGTATTCGCGCCAGATCATGGACGTTGGCGCACTTTCGGGCCAGTTGGAGATACCGCAGCGCTGGTACGAGGCCATCCTGATGAATTTATCCCACCGCATGTCTTTGGAGTTGCCCGGTGTTCCACTCGACCGCATTGGGTATCTTGAAAAAATGGCCGCGCAGTACCTGAACGATGCAGAATCGGAGGAGCGAGACAAGTCTCCGATCTATTTGGCGCCTAATATCTCTGTTTACACGAGGTAAATATGCCAAGATTTTTAAACACCGAAGGAATGTCATCGCTGGCGATAGCCATCTGTGACCGCTGCAAAATGAAGCGTCCGTTGGCGGTAATGAGTTCGGACCCTAACTTCCCCGGCCTGCGCGTCTGCGATCAGGGCTGCAAGGACCAGTTTGACCCCTATCGCCTACCGGCTCGTCAGACTGAACGCATCAATTTGCGCTTCCCTCGCCCAGACCTGCCTTTGACAGACCTGACCACACCGTCGTATCCTTACGGCGGTTATGTGGACGGCAACACCTGATTTGGAGATTAAAAAATGGCAGCAGCAGGCGGCACCCTTTTACAGCTTTACTACAGCACCATCAATGGTAATACGCCTCTGGCGGCCGACCTTGCCTATGGTGAGTTAGCGGTTAATGCCTACAACGGCAAGCTATACTACAAAAATTCCAACACCGGCGCGGTCGCGGTACTTGCTGATGGGGCAATCTCCACAGGTAATTTGCCGGGTGGTTCTGCGGGCTCTGTGGTCTATCAGAGCGCAACTGGCGTTACAGCCTACCTGCCCATAGGCGCAGCCAATTCCTTGCTGTATTCGACGGGTTCCTTGCCTGCCTATGCCACCTTAGGCGCTGCTGGTGCGATTGTTTACACCAACGGCACCGCACCTACATCTTTGGCTATTGGGGCTCAAGGTTCGATTCTGTATGCCAACGGCACTGTGCCCGCCTATGCTTCCATCGGGACGGCTGGCTCAATCATTTATTCCAACGGCACTGCACCCACCTCTGTGGCTCTTGGAGCAACTGGATCGTTGTTGTACTCCAATGGCACCACACCGGCCTATTTGCCCGTCGGCTCAAACACCTTTGTTCTTGTGTCAAATGGCACAAATCCAACGTATGTGAACCCGGCCAGCCTGACAGTTGGCGTAGCAGCCACCGCCGGTTTTGCTACCTCGGCAGGATCGGCCTCTACTGCGACCACGGCCACCACAGCGACCAACATCGCTGGCGGCGGCGCCAATGAGGTTGTCTACCAGAGCGGTTCTGGCACTACTACTTTTGTTTCGGCGCCTATAACCGTAGGAACTGTTCTTGGCTGGAACGGAACGAACCTAACTTGGGTTAATGCACCAGCAGCAACCACCACGACAAATATCAGTGGCGGAGCACAGTATCAGATTCCGTTCCAAAGCGGTGTTGGAAATACTACGTTCAACTCCAACCTGACGTTCAACAGCAGCACCAATACTTTTGGCACAACCAATGTTTCGGCCACAGGATCGGTTTCAGCGGGCACATTAGTTTCTGCAACCACCTCAGTTTCGGCTGGAACCACTGTCACGGCAGGAACATCCATCACCGCCACCACATCGGTGACTGGTGCCACGCTGACAGCCAATGGTGCGATTACAGGGTCTTCGGCGACGGGTGCAATCAACTACGGTACGCTGAGCTACTCGGATGCGAACACCTTCGCGTCCTATCAGACTTCGGTCAACGCCTACGCCCAACAAGTCATCCAAAATACCAGCACCGGCTCGTCGGCGTCGGTAGACTTCATTGTCTCCAACGATCAGGGTACCGCATCGACGTATTACGGCGATTTTGGTATGAACAGTTCCACCTACGTTGGTACTGGCCCTTTCCAAGCTGCCAACATCGTGTACATGTACTCGATCAGCACAGACTTAGTGATAGGTACAAAATCAAGTCATTACCTGCGCTTGGTAACCAACGATAATGCCGCTGATTCAGTTACAGTGAGCCCCACAAACGCCGTGGCGTTCAATGGCAGCTACGGGGTAGCAGGGCAGGTGCTTAAAACCAACGGCACGGCCAGCGCGCCCACTTGGGTTGATGTGGGGACAATCGTTCAATCCGTCCCCAGCTTTTTACTTATTAACGCAGGAGTCAGTTAATGTCTACCAACGCACAGTACACCAAAAATGCCCGACAAGCGTCGGTGACAATTTCAACCGCTAACACCAATCGTGATGGCACGGGCACGGTCACCATCTTATGGACGGCCCCCGCATTTGTTGATGCCACAAACCCCGGAGGTTCTCGAATCGAGCGCATCACTATTGTCGGAACTGGCACCGTGACCGCTGGCATGGTTCGTCTATTTGTGAGTTCAGACGCTGCGTCGAATACGGCTTCCAACACGTTCCTGTACGAAGAGGTGCCTGTTACTGCGACTACTCCTTCAACTACAGTTCAAGCGTTTAATGCGAGCTTGCAGGCCGTGACCTACCAGACCCTTTATCCGATCATCATTGGCCCCGGCTGCACCTTGCGTGTATCGACGGCGAATGCTGAATCTTTTGTTGTGACTGCGATGGGCGGAGATTTCTAATATGGCAAACGGATCATTTGGGTTGAGCGGGTTTCCCACCGCTCCTACGACCACTTCTACTGGCGGCGGCACGAACAATGCCCTGACTCCGGTCACAGTGGCGGTAAATAGTGTTGCTGGGTTTTCTTCTGGCAGTCTGGTGTACAACCGTAATGGCGACTACGCTAATCCTGTTACATCCACGAGTTCGGCCACGTTCCCGATCACTGTTGCCGCGCCCATCTTAAATAGCGTGTCTGCACCTACTTGGCTGGCAACGACATCCACAGCAAGTGGTGATTGCTGCGTAATTGCCAATTCAGGCCCAGTTACGGGGTTTAGTTATGCAGCTACTTTAACAAGTGGCAATATTGTAGTCGTCTACAAAATCCAAGCCACTGGCAACAGTGCCTTTAGGATTGTGGATGAAAATTACACCGAAGTGGTGGCGCAAATTACCGTTACCGGCGTAGGCCAAAGTGGTTTTAACAACGTTGGTGTTATTGCCTTAACTGGAGGGGGTTTTGTAATTTACTCCATAAATGGATCAAGCCAACCAGTGTTTGCTATTTACAATAATGCGGGCACTTTGGTAACCGCCGCAACAACAGACACAACCTACACATTTAATGCTTACTTTTTGCAAGCCGTTCCGCGCCCTGATGGGAGCTGGATTTTGTACGGTGTTGAGGGCGGAGCAACCTCTTTTGTGTACAAGGTGTTCAGCGCCACAGGGACGCAAGTTTATGCGTGGACATCAATTGGCACTACCAACGGCGGTGCCGGGCAAGTAACAATTGCGGTGCGTAGCGACAACTCGTTCGTGCTGGCTTGGTATATTGTCACTACCAACCTGCTTACTTATGCGGTACGAAGCGCAACAAACGTAGCGACGGTCGCGCCAACCAGTACAGGTGTCGGAAGCGGGGCGAACTTACCTATATCTAGCGTTTGCTTATCCACGAATGCTGTCGTATTTGTTTACCAATCGGGATCGGGTCAGCCAATTACTGCGCGAACACTCAGTTCTGCAAACGTCTTAGGTTCAGCGGTTACGCTATTTGCGTATGATGGCGTTACTTATTTTGCCAACCCTACCCATTATGACGTTTACCTACTGGACTCAGATAATTATGTGGTTGCTTTGCAAAACACCGCAAGTAGCCGGTATTCCCAAAACACCGTGTACTTTGTGGCAAGTTCCGCTGGTGTGATTTTGTCAGGCGCCAACCCACTTGTGTTATTAAACACAATAGGAAACACCGGAAGTCAAAATTGGAACGTGTTTGTACGCACTACGAATTACATCCACAATATCAACTCGATGATTTTCAGTTTGAATGTTAGTTCTGCTACCGCGAATATACCTTGCGTGTTGATTGGAACGCGCATCAGCCCAACTACCTACAAGGTGGTGCCCAATCAGTCCAGCACCCAGACCATGGGCAACACCGCCGCGCAACCAGTATCGGCCTACGCTCCCGGCAATTCATCGACAACTGGCGCGGCGTTTTACGCTTCAACCAGCGGTTTGTTGACAACGACCGTCGCCAACACGACCGGAACAATTACGGCTGGAACTACTATTGAGGCGTTTACAACCGATACTATGGATGCGTGCCCGTTGTCCAATGGGGGTGTGGCCATAATGTATTGGCAAGCATCTTCTGGCACTGTAAAAATTGCAATTTACAACGTGTCCATGGTCTTGCAAACAACTATATCTTTTCTTACGGGTCATGCGGCAGGCGTAGGCGGGATGTACAAAATTACCCAACTGTCAAACGGCAAATTGCTTGTTGCTTACCGCACAGGCGGATCAACGTTAGCCTTTAAAGTTTATTCCACCAGCTACGCCCTTTTAACCACGTTTAGCGCTGTCCCCGTTAATTTCTCGATAGGCGGCATGGTAGAGAATATCGCGATCGCGCCATTGTCGGGAGGGCGATTCGTACTGGCTGCGTTGGTTAGTAACCAACCACACTACGCGATATACACTGATACTGGAACCAATTCTGTAAGCAGCACGCTCGTGCTTGCGACCTCAGCGCAATCCGTTACGGTCACCAACACCCCGATTGGCTTTACTTATTCGTTTAACAACACAGGTACCTCCGTCCAAAACATGTACTCTTATTACGAGGCGGTGGATCAGTCTAACTCGTTTACACAAGGCGGCGTGCTTAACTCAGGAGCAATGGGTACTACCTTTGACATTAAAGCTGTCGCAGCGGCAAATGGTTCGGCGCTAATACCCCGCACTAGTACAACCACCGGACTCCTTGCGACTGTTGGAACTTTACGAGGAACTTTGAACAACAGCGAAGTTATTACAGGCACAACTATTACGGCCGGTACCTATGCAACCCCAGATTCTTTTCCGGTTGCTGGTGCGCCATGCGCTGGGGGCCGTGTACATGCAGCAGTAACGATGGCCGGTAAAACTTTGAAGTACATTTATCAGTCCGGGGCAGCCAGTGGCTCTGGAACCGTGACCACGCTTACCATTAGCGATATGACATCCACCAACTCATATGGCGGATTCCGTTTGGTTGGACTGTATGGCACGGTGATGATTTTTACCTACATTACCACCTCCCAGTACCCCGCATTCACAATCATTAATGTTGATTCTCAGCCGTATGACATAACCTTGGTTGCGGGCACTACAGCGTCTAACCCATCGCAAACGCTTGCTCCTTCGACTGGCTACTACCTGCTTGGTGTTGCTGCATCGGATTGCCCTGCAAAAGGTTCTGGCAATGTGACCATCAACGGCAGCGCAACCCTCAACAGCAACTACCCCGCTACGGCAACTGCGCAGTCGTTCGACTTCTCATCGCCGGTCACCTTCGGGGCCAAGGGCACGCAGCTTAACCGCAACGTCAATCTACAGGGGAATGTGTAATGGCTATACCAGTCGCAACTAATGTGATCTCCAACCCCATCACTGGGGTTTTTGGGAACGGGCAAGTGGCGGGGTATGTAGCCTCTGGCACCTTCGTCGTCCCACCCAATGTCTCTAACGTCCGTGTCCGTGTCTGGGGCGCTGGCGGAGGTACAGGGGGTGGCGGAGGTGGATTTTCAATGCGCACAATCACCGGGTTGACTCCCGGCCTGTCAATTGCTGTTACTGTTGGAGCCGTTGCCAGTGCATCCTCATCCTTCGGTTCGTATTGTTCTGCCACTGGTGGCGTTTTATCTGGTGCTGGCGGCGCTGGCACTGGCGGCGATATCAACAGCAATGGCGGGGCTGGTGGCGGCTCTTCTGGCGGCGGTGGCGGCGTTGGTGGGATGTTTGGAACGGGCGGTGCTGGCGGTGCATCAACGGCTTCTGGGTCAAGCGGCAACGCTGGCGGTGGTGGCAGTAGCACTGCGGGTAACGTAGGGGGTAACGGTGCATTTGGAAGCGGCGCTCAATACCAATCCACCACGGTATCCATTTTCCCTACATCGGGTATGGTAACGAACGGGTCGCTTGATTTCATCGGCGTTGGTGGTGGCGGCGCGAATGCAGTGTCCGGTATTAACGGCGGCGGCGCTGGCTTTGTCGGCATTGGCGGCTTTCCCGGCGGCGGCTCAGGGAATACGACAAACGGGGCTAAAGGTTTTGTAACGGTGGAGTATTGAAATGAAGTACGCACGAATTAATGAAGGCAAGGTCGCCGAAATCTGTGTGCCCCCCGAAGGGTTCGCCATCACCCAGTGCTTTCACCCCGATCTGGTAGCCCAGATGGTGTCCTGCGCCGACGATGTGCAGGCTGGCTGGACATACGCCGACGGCGTGTTTACCGACCCCAACGCTTCCCAAGAGCAGACGACTGATACCACGACGCCGTAATCATGAGTGCTGAAATCGACCCAGTTAAGTACGGCGTGCTCTGGCAAAAAGTCCAAGACCTTGACAAGAAGGTGGACAAGCTGGAGACAGGCATGGAAGAACTACTGGCCCTAGCGAATCAGGGCCGTGGTGGCCTGTGGGTCGGCATGGCAATAATTTCGGCTGTCTCTACTGTCATCGGCTACCTGACGCATTGGATGCACAAGGGGTAAAAATTGCTAGACCCCATAACGGCCTTTGCCGCTGCCCAAGCGGCTGTTAAGGGGGTGCAGGCAGCTATCAAGCTGGGCAAGGACATCCACGCCATCACTGGCGAGGCCATGAAATTCTTTGAGGCTAAGGATGTAGTGCAGAAGGCGGCGTCCCAGCCTAAGAGCACGTTTGCCAAGTCGGATACGGCTCAAGCTTTTGAGATCGTCATGCAGGCCAAGATGCTAAATGACGCTGAGAAGGAACTGAACAACTGGATGGTGATGTCAGGCCATGCTGATACTTGGCAGCAGCTACTGATTGAGCGCAACAACATTATCCAGAAGCGCAAGGCGCAGGAAATCCTAGACGAGAAGAACGCAGCGGCTAAGAAGAAGGAGTTGGACGAGTTCATAAACTGGCTCCTCGGCGGCGCAATTGCCATTTTGGTTTTGGGCCTGTCTTTTTGGTGGTTAACACTTTTGATGGGGAAATAGATGATTGACCTTACCAAAGCCATTGGGGCAGTTGCCGCAAGCGTTGCCGCGCTAGGTGGCAGTTACACGCTTGCCGACAAGTTTGGTTTTTTTGACCGAGCCATTATTGAATGGTCTCCAGAGAATTTTAAAATTGTGGCAGATACTGGAAAGCCCATTACTGTCACGGTTGCAAGAATAAAAAAACGGGACGACTGTTCTGTTGAAAGTTTTACGCCAAGCATTCGTGATGCGGCAGGCATGGTGCATGAGGCAACCACCACCGCAAGCAAGTTCAGCGGCCCAGCAGGCCCGGAGATTGACACGTTTACATACGAACTCACAATGGTGAGAAAAGAGAAGATTGCCAGCGGCAAAGCAACCTTGCTGGCGACCATCAAATACAAATGCCCTGAAGGGGAGCGCGTTGTGCAATACCCCCGGCATACAAATTTAAGTTTTGAATTGAAAGGGTGACTATGTTGACTATCCTATCCACACTGATCTCATTCCTTATGGGCGGCCTTCCCAAACTGCTGGATTTCTTCCAAGACCGGCAGGACAAACGCCACGAACTGGATTTGGCCCGGATGCAGATTGAGCGGGAGTTAGAGCTACGCAAGGCTGGCTTTGAAGCACAGGAGCGTATAGAGCAGATACACAGCGCCCAACTGGAGATGGAGACTACTGCCAAGGGCAACGAGAATCTGGTCAACGCCCAAGTTGCTGAGATGCAAGCCATCTACGAGCACGACGAGTCCTTGAACGAGGGCACCAGCCAGTGGATGAAGAACCTGCGGGCCGGTGTGCGCTCCTTCATCACCTTAGGCTTCTTCTTCCTGCTGGTGTTTGTGGATATCGGCCTGTTCATTTACGGCTACAACCACGGCGTTGAATTCCCTGTCTTGGCTGACCGTCTTTGGGATTCCAACACCCAAGCCTTGTTTGCCAGTATTGTGGCGTTCCACTTTGGCGGCAGGGCATTTGGCAAATGAAAGTCTCTGCCAAAGCACTGGGGGCCATCAAGCACCATGAAGGTACTCGGCAACGTGCGTATCGCTGCCCCGCCCGTCTTTGGACAATTGGCGTGGGCCATGTGCTTTACCCTGAGCAGGGCAGGCTAAAACTTGAGCAGCGGGATGGGTTCCCCCTGCGCCCAGAAGATGATAGGGTTTTCCCTATGGAGGAAGTAGATGCAATACTTGCAGCAGATTTGGCTAGATTTGAGCGCGGGGTCGAGCAATTCTGTCCTGTCAGCCTTACACAAGGTATGTTTGATGGGCTTGTTAGCTTCTCTTTTAACTGCGGCCTTGGGACACTCCAGCGTTCTACGCTTCGCCAAAAGCTGCTTCGCGGGGATAAGGCGGGCGCTGCGGACGAGTTCTTGAAGTATTGCATGGGCGGGGGTAAAATCCTTAAAGGGCTGCAAAACCGCCGCATCGACGAACGGGCTCTTTTTCTTTCATAGGGTATCCGATGACCACACCGTCCTACGTTCTGACTTACGACAATCTTACGAGTCTGGTCCTCCAGTATTTGGAGCGTAGCGACGCCGCCGTTGTAGCTTTCATTCCCACGGCCATCACCATGGCCGAGTTCGAGATAGCCCAAGAGATCAAGACCTTGGGCCAGATGATCGTCGCCGATGGCACCATGAATGTCGGTAACCCGGTCATTGCCAAACCAGCACGCTGGCGCAAAACCGTCTCCATGACCCTTGCGGTAAGCGGCTCCAAGCAGCCCATGTTCTTGCGCAAGCTGGAGTACTTGAACACCTACGCACCTGACGTTACGGCCACGGGAACCCCGCTGTATTACGCCGATTACGACTACGACCACTGGTTCGTGGCGCCAACCCCCAGCAGCGCGTTTGCCTTTGAGGCCTTGTGCTACACCCGGCTTGAGCCGCTGTCGTCATCGAACCAGACAAACTGGCTCACCCAGAATGCCCCAAATGCCATGCTTTTTGGCACCTTGAAGCAGACCGCACCGTTCCTGAAGGACGACACCCGGCTTGCCGTTTGGTCCCAATTATTCACCGAAGCCATGACCGCACTGAAGACAGAAGATACGCTGCGTATTGGTGACCGCTCCGCCGTTGCACAGGACTCTTAATTATGACCAGCTATGTCAATCCCTTTACCGGCCAGACGATCTCTCCATCGTCCGTCAGCTATGAATCAATTTCAATCAGCGCAAATACGACCCTTGAGTGGCCTATTAACGGCAACGACAATACTCCTGCAAGTAGCATCATTGATTGCACTGCTACTACTACTGGCCTGCTTCTTGAGTTGCCTCCTGCTTCTCAGGTCTCTACTGGACAGTCTGTACTCGTTCGCAATGTGGGTTCAAACACCTTCACAGTCACGGACAATTCTGGCAATACTATTATTGCTATTACTTCTGGGATTGCTCAGTTTATTTTCCTGACCAACAACACGACAGTAAACGGCACATGGGCCAGTGTGGTGTTCGGCGCTGGAACGTCGTCTGCCAACGCAAGCGCCCTTGCTGGTTATGGCTTGACGCCAATTGGCCTGACTCTGAATCAGGCCTACAACGTCAACAATTTCTACTCAGACGCCACACTTTCCGTGTCAAACCGGGCCATGTTTGTTGTTTGGGCTGGGGGCGTTGGAACAATCACCTTTCCTTCTTCATCTGCGCTTGGAAATAATTGGTTTTCAATCATCCGTAACAGCGGCACCGGAATCTTGACCTTAACACCGTCAGGCACAGACACGATTGACGGAAATGCAAGCCAACAATTGCAATTAACCGAGTCTTTGGTAATTGTCTCTAACGGTTCCACCGGGTTTAATACATACGCATATGGACGATCTAGCACGTTTGCGTTTACCCAGTTGGTTAAGACGGTCACAGGAGGAACGGTGACGCTCACCTCAGCCGAGGGAGCAAACATCATTCAGGAGTACTACGGCGCCCTGACTTCAAATTGTATTGTTGTTCTGCCTTCTACCGTGCAGCTTTACTCTTTGACCAACGGAACAACTGGCGCTTACACATTGACGTTCAAGACGGCGGGTGTCGGAACAACTCAAGTTGTCAATCAAGGTCAGACGGCGTTCGTGGTCTCCGATGGAACCAATGTATACAGCACCACCAGCAATACCGCTACATCCGGCACATTTACTGCCAATGTGGGATCGGTAACGTCTCCATCTATTAACTTTTCTGGAAACTTGAGCACTGGTTTTTATTTGCCGTCCAGTAACACGATTGGATTTGCGATTAACGGCGTCCAAGGCGCCTCTCTTTCATCTTCCGGCCTCTATGTTGCCAATGGCATCTCCGGGGGCACGTTTTGACCTCAAAAGTCATTGCGATGAATTTTCCCGCTGGTATCCAGCGGGACGGAACCCAGTTCGACTCACCAATGTGCGTGGACGGCCAGTGGGTCCGGTTTCAGCGTGGGCGTCCCAGAAAAATAGGTGGTTACAAAGCCATCTTTTTGAACGCAACTGGCGTGTCTCGTGGCATGCAAATGACCTCCACGAACGGAATCAACTATGTTGTTTCAGGAAATGCCAATGGTCTGGAGCAGTGGTTAACTGACAACGACGACGGCGTGGGCTCCGGACCCTATCAATACACCCTTAGCAACTTCAGCAGCAACCTGAATAATCTTTGGCAGTTTGATATTGGCTACGACTCCACAGGTGGCGCTAACAACAACTTGATCGGTCATCCCGGACAGAACCTAAGCGCGATTGACTCAACGGTCAACACCCCGGTGCTGTTTGGCGCTTTCCCGGGTAGCACAGGCAGCCTCACCATGTCCAAGGTGGGCGTTTTTACGGCCACTGCGTATTTGAACGGCACCACCGGAATCATCAACGGCAATAACGCCTTGGTTGGCGTAAGCCAAACCATCAGCGGAACCGGCATCACCACGGGGACAACATTAAGCTCCGTGTCAATCGTTGTGAGTGCCAGCATGACCGGTTACATGTCCGGCACAACACTAACGGTGGTGACAATCACTGTGGGCGCTATTGCCGTGGGTCAAACGATTACAGGCGCAGGCGTTGCTGCTGGCACCACGATCACAGCCCTAGGCAGCGGCATCGGGTATGCAGGTACTTACACAATCAGCGTATCTCAAACGGTTGGCAGCATTGTGACTCCAGTTTCATTTGCTGGAAGCGCGACCACTACATTCACATCATCGGCTTCAATGACTACCGGGTCGGTGACGGTCACGTTCGACAACAACATATCGGTTTCTGGTGGCTGCGTGATGATCCACCCGTACTTGTTTGTGTACGGCAACAATGGATTAATCCAGAACTCTGGCGCTGGCAACTTCCAAGACTGGGCCTCTCCTATTGCAAATGCCAACAACGTGTCGACCGGTAAGATTGTCAAGGGTCTACCATTGCGTGGCGGTACGGCGTCCCCAAGCGGCCTGTTTTGGGCGCTTGATGCTTTGATTCGCGTCAGCTTTTCACCGACTTCGGCAGGCGGCTCTACTCTGTACTGGAGCTATGACCTGATCAGCAGCCAAAGCTCGATCATGTCGTCACAGTGCGTCATTGAGTATGACGGCATCTACTACTGGATTGGCGTGGACCGATTCTTAGCGTACCAAGGTGTCGTGCAGGAAATCCCTAATGGCATCAACCAAAACTATTTCTTTGACAACATAAATATGTATCAGAGGCAGAAGGTGTGGGCTACCAAGGTCCCTCGATGGGGCGAGATATGGTGGTTTTACCCCAAGGGCGATGCTACTGAGTGCAACGATGCGATCATCTATAACGTGCGCGAAAAGTCTTGGTATGACGCCGGAACGGCTCTTGGTTCACGCCGAAGCTCTGGCGTCTTTTCTGAGGTTTTCCCAAAGCCTTTGTGGGCTGACAATACTCCATTGATCAGTGCATCATTCACGGCCAGCATTACTGGTACGACAATGACCGTCACGGCAGTTGCCTCAGGCACCATTTCCCTTGGTCAGCTTGTAACAGGAACTGGTGTCTCAACCAACACATACATTACCGCCTTGGGCTCGGGCTCAGGTGGCGCTGGAACTTATACCGTCAGCAATACATATTCCACGCCGCTGACATCTCGTGCTTTGAATATCACGACCTACACGATTTGGCAGCACGAGTACGGTACCGATCAAATATATTTGACCAACGTAAACGCGGTTAAGAGCTTCTTTGAGACCACGACCATTGGCTCCATGATTAACTTGGTGGGCTCGACGACCCAGCCGGGGGATAACGTCTGGACCCGCATTGACAGGGTTGAGCCTGACTTTGTACAAAGCGGTGAAATGAGTGTGACGGTGCTAGGTAAAGGTTACGCCGATGATGTTGATCAGGCCTCTGACCCGTTTTATTTTGATTCAACCACTTTGAAGGTTGACATGCGGGAACAGCGCCGTGAGCTTAGACTGCACTTCGAGTCCAATACGTTCAATGGGAACTACGAGACCGGCAAAGTAATACTGTCTATAACCACAGGCGATACACGCTCGACAGGAAACCCATGACGACCTATGATCCCCGAAACATGGAGTGGGATTATTGGTGCGCATTGACCAATGAGCTTTTCGGTGCCCAGCAGCTTGGCACGGTGGAAGAGACTCGTTGGCGCGAGTGGGTTGACGGCCTGAGCGGAATAGGTTTATTTGGCAGTTCAGGCGTACCAGACTCCCGTCTCTTTGAGAACTGGCAGGATTGGGCCTTTGCCTTCACCAACTCAATGAGCATGAGACGATGAGAGTAACTGACCTTGAAGAACTTTATGGCGATGAGCCTGTGCAGCCTAGTGCGCCTTTGAGCCCATTGCAGCAGGCTGTTGTGCCTGCGGCCCCCGTTCCGGTGACGTACACGGCTGACCAAATTCAAAGCGCCATTGCTGCATCTCGCGCTCAAGGCTACTCTGACGCTGATATTGCCAAGGGCGCATTGGCAAATTTCCAGACTGATGTTTCCAGTTATTTGGCTCCAGCGCCAACACCAGCGGCACCTGCTCCTGTTCCTGTGAGTACATTGTTGGAGGCCGTGGCCCCCGTAACAACAGACACTTCTGTTGCGCCTGCTTTGGCTCCTACCCCAGTTGCCCCAGTTGCTCCAGTTGCTCCAGTTGCCCCAGTTGCCCCAGTTGCCCCAGTTGCCCCAGTTGCCCCAGTTGCCCCAGTTGCCCCAGTTGCCCCAGTTGCCCCAGTTGCCCCAGTTGCCCCAGTTGCCCCAGTTGCCCCAGTTGCCCCGGTTGCCCCGGTTGCCCCAGTTGCCCCAGTTGCCCCAGTTGCCCCAGTTGCCCCAGTTGCCCCAGTTGCCCCAGTTGCCCCGGCACCGACTCCAGTTGCTCCTGCCCCAGCGCCTGCTCCAGTTCCCATCACTACATCGTTGATGGGTTCAGAAATCCGAGACGCGCAAGGAAACGTCACTGGGTACTCTGCTACAAAAGACACTCCCGGCGCAGTTGCGGTGGTTACTGGCACGACCAGAGGTGGCGAGGATATTATTAGTTATCAAGTCCCGATAACTGCCAATACACCCGGTGCAGTGCAAATACAAACAGGCACTACTGGTAAAAACGGCCAATGGCCTACATACACATGGGTCGTTCCTGTAGCTACAGACATTGCCGCGAGAACTGCCAACGACACAATTCCAGATTGGGCTGCAAATGCTAAGTCATGGTTAGGGACTGATCTTCTTCCTTACTACGAGCAGATTCAAGTTGGTGAGAATCGAGACGGCACTCCAAGAACTGTTAATGGCGCACTCAAAGGCTATTACTTTGACAACGGACAAAGTCAATACATCTACTTGGACAAAAATTTAGGCGCTGACAGCAAGCCCATCATTACTGCGGTAAAAGATAGGGAGCATGGAATTCAACAGGCTTTGCCTGTTATTGCTCTGGCCTTGATGGCGATGGGCATACCAGACATCACCGAGCTTTTTAGCCTAGGTGGTGCAGAATCTACGGCAGGTGCCTTCATCCCTTCGGGGACCACCTCCATGGTCCTCTCTGTTCCATCGACGCTAGGCGCTTGGGTCTCGAACCCATTCCTTGCAATTGGCAGCACTATGAGCGCTGCCACTGGCCTAGCCATGACGCCAGAAATAGCTGCCGCCCTCGGCCAAGTTGCATTGACAACCGCTCAAAATGGCGGAGACGTTGCTGCCGCGCTAAAGAGCGCCGCATTGAGCTACGGTTTCAATCTTGCTGGAACTCAGCTAAGCAGGGCAATCTCTGGAGTGGTTGACAATATTCCGGCTAATACCTTGAGCCAAAGCGCAAGGGATGCACTCACAAGAGGCGTCACCAACGCCACGATTGCAGTTGCAACCGGCCAGAACCCACTGTCTGCACTGACTGCCGCAGCTTCAGGTTATGCGGCAACCTCACTTGGCTCTCAAATACCCGGCTGGGACCAACTGCCTGCATCGGCCAAGCAAATTGCCACCACGGCAATGCAGCAGAGCCTGCTCGGTCAGAACCCAACTCAGGCTGCCCTTAACACTGCCTTGCAGTTGGGTCGTCAGGCAATTACTGGTTACATCGACAATGCTCTTGGAATCAGTGAAACGGTAAAGGGCATTGGAAATGACTTGAAGACCAAGTTCAAGGACATCATTGCTGATCCAAACAAAGTTCAGACTGCGGACACAACAACAGACACTACCGAAACTACACCATTCAAACTTACTGGCGCTTCGCAGGACACAAACAATACCCTTGCTGGGTTGAACCTTGATAGCCTTGGAATCAATATTGTTGACGAATCCACTGAGCTTGCCGCCGGGGAAGACTACACGGGCGGAGCACCGGGAAAAAATCCGCCTAGAGTTGGCACAGTAAATTTTGACCCGCTGACAGGTAATGCTTCCTTGCGCCAAATATTGGCCGATGGAACTTGGCGCGATTTGCCGGTAAGAATTATTGCCGAAACCGGGGAAATTGTTCCCATCAACGCGGCAGATGCCACAGAGGTGCAGAAACTTAGCCAGCAGATACCAAAGCTTGGAAAAGAAGGTGCTGCCGCTTTCATGCGTGCAATTGACGCAATCAGAGGGGATAACTTTTTTGGCAATGCGGCAAACTGGATAAGTCGCGATCCAAAAAGTGTAATTTCTGCCGCAGAGATGGCGGCCTTGAACCCTGAGGTTCTTAAAGATGTTTCACCAGCCGCAAAGGCTGCTGCCGCAGGATTGGACCTCTCAAGTGTTGCCGGTAAAGCATTCCAATGGCTTGCCAAGCTAAACCCCGCAATGACTTTTGTAGACCTTATGACAAGGTCTGGGGATTTAAATGACAACGAAAGAGAAGAGTTAGCTAGAAGGTTTGACCAACCCCCAACTATTACAGGTTCTGATACCCGTACTTTAGGACCTGATGGCACCTATATAGTTAATGATGGAACTACTGGAACACTCAAGCCGCTGACTCCAGTTACCCTTTCCGACAATACTGTCACGCCGGTAGACATTACTGGCGACGGCTCCACCACTGCGCCAGCACCTGCTCCGGTGACTGGAGCCACTTGGCCCTTCACCGACGTAGATACCAGCCAAGCGCCAACTCCTGCCCCAGCGCCAACCACTGTAAAGCCCGGCTGGCCTTTCCCTGACGTTCCCGTTCCAGCACCTGCACCTGCACCTGCACCTGCTCCAGCACCTGCTCCGACTCCTGCTCCAGCACCTGCTCCGACTCCTGCTCCAGCACCTGCTCCGACTCCTGCTCCAGCGCCTGCACCGACTCCTGCTCCAGCACCTGCTCCAGCGCCTGCTCCAGCACCTGCACCTGCACCTGCACCTGCACCTGCTCCAGCGCCTGCACCTGCTCCAGCGCCTGCACCTGCTCCAGCGCCTGCACCTGCTCCAGCGCCTGCACCTGCTCCAGCGCCTGCTCCAGCACCTGC